ATAGAATCTGGGTGGGTGCTGTGTTGTCACCTGTGAATGCACTGGCACTGAAGATGGGGTTTCTCAAGCCTGTCTTGATCTTGCCCTTGATGTCCTTGGTCCCAGTAGGCTCAAATCCCATGATCAACAATCTGATTGCCTCCCTGATGGTGTCATCCTGCAGGACCGTGAGCAACAGGTTGATGGACCTGATCAGTTCAATCAGTGAGTCCATGCCATTGCCCCAGAATGAGTCCTGTCTCCTGTACCGCATTGTAACCCATGGAAAGTAATCACCAACAAATATCTCTTTCATATCATCACCAAAAGAAAATTTCTCTCCAAGGATGTCTCTGGACATTGGATCATATATTGGTGTCTCATGCATCCAGTAATGCAGACCCCTGATCCTGTCCCAGACAATGAACATCTGTGAGTTGTCATCTGTGATGAATGGATAGGCAATGATCATGGGATCATAGAAATGCTCTGGCAGTTCATAGACCAACGCTGTCCCTGCATTGTACTGCTCCACCACAATCTTTTCAATCTCATCCACATATTTGCAGTGGACCATGATGGTGTTGTGCATCTTCATCTTGACCATATTGTCTGCCATTAGATATTTGATGTCCACCTCATCAAACAGAGCCTCAAGCCTTTCTTGGTCTTGACCCTCATTGTCAAACTTGATGATGGGTGGTGTGTTGTACACTGAACAAATCTTGTCCATGAATGATGGGATGAAATAGTCAAGGGTGATCAGTTTCATATCATCCAAGTCCTTTGCATCAGAGTAATATTTGCCAAGGTCCTCTTTCAGTTTCCCTTGTATGTGGACAGAGTCCTGATCCAGAAAGAAATCCCTGATGGATGCCCTCCTTTGTAGGTCAGCCAGTTGGTTCTTTTCTATAAGCGAATAGTTGACAGCATGTACTGCATCAAGTGATGATTGCATGTTTTATCCTCCAATCATTTGGTGTTGTTTTTGGGTTGTGTAAAACTTGTCTGCAAACAGTATCCATGAGATGTAATCAAAGGCATCACTGGCATGGGTCCTCATGGGGTCCACCTTGCTCTTGGCTCCTTTGCCATCTGTCTCATTGCTCTGCAGATCAGAAATTAAATATTGTGCTTGGTCTGTGATTGAAATTCTCTTGTGTTGAATAAGGGAACAAATCACATTGACCCTGTTGTTGATGTTGGGGTTTTTCCGTGGGACCTTGAGAATGACATGCCAATTGTTATTGACCAACTCATCTCTGATCAGGACATAGTCTGATGTGAAATCCCTGTGGGTCTCATACTTTGATGATGCATCTCCAGTCACATAAATGATCTTTTCTTTTACATGCTCATACTTCCTGCAGAACTCTCTGATCAGGTGTTGAGTCTTGGCATTGTATTTCATGACCATCTCATCAATGACATAGATGTGCCCATTCACCTCTTGGCAAACCAACCAGACCATTGGACTCTTGTTGAAATCACAGGTCAGCCACAGTGGTGTTCTCTCGTCCCTTGTGATTTTACTTTTCACAATTTGAACAGGATCAAAATTATAGTATAAGGTCCCCTCATAAGTTTCAAATGTTGCCTCAAACTCCTGCCTGAATGTTCTCTCATCCATCTCTTTCTTTGCCAGTGCAATCTCATCAGGGTGAACACAGCCACCATCTCTGGTCTTGTACTCATACACTGCCCAGTCAGGATCATCCATTGCTCTCAAAAACAGGGTGTGGAAATGGTTATATCCAGATGGGGTCCCAGTGAACAGTGCCCTGCCTCTGGTTGTGGATAGCATGGGCAGAATCACCATCTGCCAGACCTCTGGTTTCATGTATGCATACTCATCCAGAACAACCTTGGTCAAGCCAACACCTCTCAATAAATTGGCTCTGTCTGCCCCAACAATCCTGATCTCATTGTTGTTTGGGAGCATTGCTTTGAGTTCTGTTTCATTGAATTGGCATCTTGTGTCTGACAACATCTGCTTGAGGACATTCCAAGCAATGAGTTTGCCTTGCCTATATGTGGGAGCCACAAAGAAACGAATGTCATTGACTGTGAATTTGCCTGACAGCAACCATGTCAAAGAAAGCCAAGTTTTCCCCCATCTTCGACCTGCCACTAAAATGACAAATCTCTTACTCTCATGTAAGAGTTCTATTCTTTTTGGGTCAACTTTAATCTGCATCAAGCATGGATTTCACTCTGATCAATTCTATTGGCTTGACCTCATCATCCTGCTTGGGTTGTCCATTGTCTGACTGTCCAAGATGTTGCTTTCCCCACCATATTGCCATGACAGGGATTTCATGTGCCATCCTGAACTGTGCTCTCCTCACTGAATGTTGCCCACCCAGACTGCCTTTTTTATATAGGCTGTCAAAAGTCTCATTCCTTTCCTCTTTGCATCTACGCTGTAGAGTACGAATTGAGACCACCAATACTTTGGCAATTTCTTCTTGGGTGCACTGGATTTCACAAAGGCTGTCAAAGACTCCCCAATCTATATCTATTTTCGGTCTGCCAGTTTTGACTTTTGTCATTCCTTTGCTCCCAAATTCCTTGGTGGGAGATTAAAAGTCACATTATAATTTAGATAATAAATATCTCTCAATTACAGTTTTTATTTCTTCACCTGCCTTTTTGGTTCCTTTCCTCTGCTCAACAGTCAGGGCACAATGGGGTGAATCATCATCATAAATAAACCCTGAATCTCTCAATGCATCAATCATCCACTTGTGTGATCCATAGAGATTGTCCTTGTCCATGGTCCCTTTTCTGTATGATCTAATCAGGAGAAAATAGGTTGCATCATCCTCTGCTTTTGGAATTTGGTCTTTGCCCATGTAGTGTTTGAATATCCAGTGCCACTTCTTTTTTTGCTTATATGGAATGGACCAGTGACCCCTCAATGATATGTTCAGGGTGGGGACAATTGCCATCTTGCCCCATTCTTTTTGTGTGAGTGTGATGCTGACCTTGGAGTCCAAGAACTCTGGCTCAACCAGTCCTGTCCTTTCAGAATAATATTTTACCCAGTCAGTCATGAAATTACAGGTGGGGAGTTTATAATGACACTACTCATTTTTTGACCCCCCACCACAACTGTGCCAGTTCGGAGACTGAACCAATGTATAATAGGCACAGTATTCAATTTCTTAAAACTTCATCAAGAATGTTTTTGATCTCCAATCTTGAGGTTGGTTGTTTCATGGTTTGCTGTGGCACATACAACATCCTGATCCCTCCATCATACTTTGCCTTGATGTGCTTTCTTTCAATCAGTGCCTTGACCCACAATGAGACTGTGGTCTGTGTCACATCATACAGTTTTGCAAAGTACCCATTTGTTGCAAAGCAATATCCTTTTTTGTTTGACAATGCTGTGATCTCTGAAAACAGGATTTTGGCTCCCATGGTCAGATCATTGTCATACCTGACCCTTGCAGTCAGTATTGAATAATATGCAGGTTTTGGTGTCATTTTCAGCCTCCTATAGGGTAAATCATTGTTTACCACATCACCGTCAAGAGATAGTGTGGTAATAAACTGTTCATGGGGTTATTTACCCCCATTATCTGCCAAAGTAAATTACACATTCATTGGCATCATAATCAATTGCCAAACCTTTTGGAAACATGGCATGTGGCAATGTGGGGCGAAATTCTTTGGAATCATAGAATGACTCTGCTTTCAGTTCCCACTTTGAATCAAGATCATCATTGAACTCAAACTCAATCTCCTGATCATCAACATCATCCCTTTCCAGAAATTCACAGATATGGTTCCCACTGATCTTTTGGATTTCAATCTGCATGTAAAATCCTGACCTCTTATCCACAAGCCTGACCGACCATTCCACAATGACATTATCAGTTTTGTAATAAGATGCGAAAGCATCATTGTTCACATAGTGTGAAATGTCATCACCTGTGTCCCAGATGATGTCTGTGAGTATGACACCCCTGATCCCTTGTGTGCTTATACTTGCATTTCCTAAAACGCTTTTAAAATTAATCGGTTGCATTATTAGTCTCCTTGTTCTGGTTTGGTGTTTTCAGATTTGATCCATCTGTTGAATGTGGAATGCTCCTCTGCTTTGCTCACATGGTGATACCCTCTTTCAGGGGTCCACCTGATTGCCTTGCCTCTGGGCGGTTTCTTGTTGGGGTTTACCTCTCCACCATGCCTTGAGAACTGGCTCATGATCCTTTCCATCAGTCTCATCTCACTGGGGTGCTTTTGCACAATTCTTGCCTGTCTTGAATTTGGATCAACAACAAACTTCTGTGTTTCTGTGTCTGCCTGTGCTGATCCTTTTGGCTGTCTTTGAAACTTGGTCTTGATCGCAAACCAAACGCACTCCAATATTTTGGCATTGTGAAATGTAAAAGCCATGCCCCCATGATGAATCATAAGTTTCTGATTTGGAAATTTGACAATGTAGTTTCCTATTCTTTCGTTAAGTGGTGGCATGTGGTCCTCCTGTGATGGTTGTGTAAGGCTCTAAAAGGGGGCAAGGAGGCTGTTTTGTGTCGGTTTGTAGTCGTTGTAGGTATAAACAGCACTCCTTGTGAGCATGACCCCCTAAAGTCATTATTTAGTAACAACAGAAAATGATGGCTCCTGTGTCTCAACATCAACACCATCAGGGATTTCACCAGACTCCTTGATGTACTTTCTGATCTCTGCCTTGTTGATCATCTCCTTGATGCGGAGCATTTGTGTCTGTGGAAAGCCTTGGTCCTTAATCCAAGCCAACACCTTTGGCTCATCAACCACATTCACCTTGTCCTGCATGGCTCTCATTTTCAGTGCACCATTTGGGAGGTTGATTGTTTTCTGGTCTTGACCCATCATGTACAGGTGCAGTCTCTGTGACAGGAAAGCAATTGTGTTTTCTCGCTTTTTTGATTCACTGTTGATGTATGCCTCTGCACTTTTGATCTGGTCCTGACCCACTGCCTTGACATTCTCTATTTCATCTCTCATCTTTTTAATCACATAGAGATATTTGTTTGCAGTTGTCTGACCCTCCACCACTTCTTCCATGGTGATTGGTTCATCAAGATCAAGTTCATTTATGACCTCCAGAAGATACGCATCCTCTGGGTCTGGTCCATCCATCTGTTGTAAGTCATGGTCTAACTCTGCCATTGTACTCATTTCAGTCTCCTTTAGTATTGCAGGGGAGTCATTGACCTCCTGATTTTCATCTGGAGAGGAGACATCCATCCCAACAATGTTCTCCCCTGCTTTGTTTTTCCAACCATGTGCATAATCATCAAGATCAACACACTGTTGAATTAGATTTGTATCAGTCAAGAAACAACTTTAGGTCATACTTGACCTTTTTGGCTTTTTCATGTCTGAAGTCCCACTTGTTTCCTCGCAAGTGTGGGTGCAACTCTTGCAGTTTCCGTCTGCACCGCCTGATTGATTGCCCATCTGGAAGTCTGCCCTTTGATAAATCCTCAAGGAATAACTTCACCCCAGACATCTGCTCATCATTCAGTTTGGGTGATAGGACATCAATGACATAGTGCCACCACATGTTTGCAAGGAGTTTCTGATCATCATCCCTCAAGTGAGGGTTTGCATTCAGAAGTGTCTCCACTTGCTTTTTGTACATTTTCATTTTCATGATGACTGGATGATTGTCATTGCCAACCCTTCAGTGCCCTTCAGGTCCATGTCTCCTGCAGGTTGGTCCCACTGTTTCAGGCTGATCCTTGTGATGATCTCCTTGGATGCCATCTTTTGCCTTTCTGCGTTCTTTGGGTACTTGTCAACATCCATCTTTGTGATGATCCAGATCAACAGAGATGGCTCAATGTCTTTCCAAGCCTTGTCACTGTTTTCCTGTGTGAATCCAATTGGCTGTCTCCTGCCATTTATTTTCCAGTCAGCGTAAGCACCATTCTTTCCATTTACCACCACAGGCTCATTTGGTTCATCCTCTGGGTCTTGGTCAACTTCTTGATCCATAGTATGGTATTCACCATGCGCCATCTCATCCCTCATGGATTTCAGGTGCTTGTCTGCTGAATCAACTTTGATCTCTGGTTGCCACTTGTAAGGTGTTTTCCAGTTGCCATCTTTTTTCTGTTCACAGTCCACATAGTGAATGTCCAGATCATAAAGGTCAGCACAGATGCCAAAAGTAAAACATGCCCTTTTGAATGCATCTGATACCTCACCCTTTTCCTTTTCAAACTCTGATGGGACACCACAGTCCTCCTTGGTCACTTTCGTGCCGTCAGGTGATGTGATTGTGAGTGCACAGAACAGCACACCCTTGTCATCTCTTGTGTAGGTACACTCCCACCCAAAGATACCCAGTGCCTCATCAAGAATTTTCCTGACCAGTCTGGCATCCGTGTATGCAACCATGGTGGCAACGCCAGTGTTCCTGTTGAGGCTCTGGCACTTCCATTGGATTTCATTTGGTGGGGTTGGTTGTTGCAGGATGGCTTGAATGTCATCCCATTTATTTGGTTTCATATTGTCTCCTTTGCTCTTTGTTCAATCTGCCCAAAATGGACACATTGATATGATATAACTTACGAAGGATACAATCAATAAAAAAGGGGCACATTTCTGTGCCCCTTTCTTTTTGGATTAGGTGGTGTGATTATACTCCCATGTCCTCCAGATGGTCAAGTACCATTTCATAATTATCAGAAACCCTTTTCAAGTTTCTCTGGTCCTCTTTTTCCTCATCCAACACTGCCTCATAAAGATCAACATCAATCCATTCTTTGATGTGGCTCTCAACAGTGTCTGACAGGTCCTGTGGCTCAATTGCATCAATCTCCCAACAGTCCTCACCAAAGGATTCATTGTATCCACCTGCTCTGGAGTCTGTGGCTTTGACAAAGTTGGGTGGTGGATTGAACACCTGAATCTGATCCATGGTCAGAGCAATGTGCCTGACCTTCAAATCATACCCATTATGCTTGGCATTGAACTCACTGACCCTGTCATCACAGTCCCTGATCATGTCCAGTCCTGATGGGTCATGGTCCCCCATGTACAGGATGACATTGTTCTCATGCCTCTTGAATCTCAAGTGAGCATCTCTCATGGCTGTGCATGATGAATACCCCCTGTTGACCATCAGTTTCACATGATACTTGCTTGTGACCCTGCCCACAATTGCTGACAGTGCCTCTTTCTCAAGCCAGACCTCAACATTCCAGTCCTGCCCTTTCTGCCTGTTCAGTCTGTACTGATGGGATATGTCCTCAAGTGCATCCTGTGGATCAACTGCAGAATAAGGAATCCGTGGTGTTCGCAGTCTGTCCTCAATTGAGTCCCAGTCTATGAGTCCACCCATCCTGCCCTTGGTGCAGAGGTTGATGATCTTTTTGTATTCCTGCATGTTGTTGGGAATGTGATCCCTTGCAACCATCTGATAGTACAACTGTCTCAAGGTCAGTCTCAACCCCTGTGCTCTGTAGTCATCAAGGATGCCATTGATCAGGTCCAGTTTAGGCAGGTTCATCTTACTGATCCCTGCATTTGCTCTGAATGATTCTTTCATTATCTTGAGTCTCCTTTTTGGATTGCTTTTTTGAAATGCTCCAGTTTGTCAGCCATCAGTCTTGGTCCAGTTCCTGATGAGTAGAACCTTGTGAAGTCCTTGACCTTTTCATCATCCCATGCAAATGTTTGCAGGATTGAATTGAAGTCATACACATCACCAAACTTGGCATTTGGATGATACTGTGCACAGTTGGTCCATTGTACATTGTACCGTTCAGCAGACCGCTTGTCCCTGCCAACACCATTGTCACCAACAAAGTAAACCTCATCAGTGCCAACACCATGGTCCTCTGCAATCTTTGCAAAGTCTTTGTCACCATGCTTGTGGCTGTCAAAGTTCAGATCATAGTATCCATAGAAATTGAAATTCTTGTGGATACCTTGATTGATGTTGGGGTAGTGCAAGTCTCCATCTGTCCTGTCTCTACCTGTCATAAAGTATTGGACAACTCCAATCTCTTTCAGGTAGTTGTGGACCCTTGCAACATTGTCATCATCAGTGGCAATCACTAAAGTGATGCCTCTGGCTTTCATTCTATCCAAGAACTCAATGAGTCCTTTGCGTGGTTTCTGTCTCTGATTTTGGGTCATGCCATATCCAACTATGGTCCCATAGCAGTCCAGAACAACCACCTTGATTTTGTCAATTAGATTCATTTTCAGTCTCCTTTAGTTTATCTTTTTGATTTTGTTTAAGTCATCAAGTCTGCCCCAATGCTCAAGTTCTGCTTTTCTTGCACTCCAGAACTTTTTGTCTTTTCTTGCATCTTGGTGCAGGGTCTTGATCTTTGTTCTTTCCTCTTTCAGGAAATCATTTCTCCATGCAATGAATTCAGTGTGAGATTCAAAAGCATGTGAGATGTGTTTGATCAGAATGTGACTTGACCCATATTCAGTTTTTTCTGAAAGTGGGGTCATCTTACTGATCCTGTGTGGTGTCAACTTGTATGGGTTTTTGTCTTGCCCATACCACTGCAAATCTGATGACCACAGTGGACTTGTTCTATAATCAAACAACTGCCATCTGGCTGTCAGGAGAGTTTTGGTCCCCCAGTCATCCACAGGTGCATTGCCTAACAAGAGCCACATCCCTGAATGCAGTTTTGATTTGTTGAGTAGTGTCATGATTGTCTCCTTCATTTGTACCTGTAAGGTACTAATGAATTGTCAACTTGTCAAGTCTTATTTCTCGTCGGTAAACTCTCCATTGTTGGTCTTGGTCTGTTTTGAGTCTCCAAACCTGAATCCACTTTTAGAACATACAGTTACTCCAAAAAGTTTCAAAACATTGCACACAATAAACCCTCCAATCCACAGTGGGATCATACAAATCACAAAGGAAATTTTCATCAGGGTCAGCACTGTGAACAACATCCAGAATCCAACCATGATCATAAATTGAAAAGAGACTGCAAACACATGAGTGCCCCATCCACACACCATGATCTGGACCTCATGGCTTTCTCCATACTTGGCAAACAATAGATCAAACCTGTGATTGCCATCAATGAGTCTCAAGTATTTATCTGCTTTTATATATCCAGACTTGTAATCATCTGGTTTGTATCCATGGACCACAAGTGATTCAACAATTTTGAGATATTTTTTTGCCTTACCGTTTCCCCTGTTGTGATACTTTTTATAATTGTAATGGTTCCACCATTG